TTTCTGATCAACTTTCAGCTTTGTGCTGCCGCAAAATGGGCAAGGTAATGGTTTCAAGTTTGGTTCGGGCATCGGCATCCTCCTCTTCGGACTCATATCTTGGGCAGGGCGGCATAATCACAACTCTTTGTTTTTTCAGCCAATCGCACGGAACTAAGAAGTCCTTTTTGTGCCTACAGGTGATGCAGTTCGCGTTATTACCCATGGTCAGAACTTCCTTCTCCAATACGTCCGTTGCCAGTCTCTGCGGAACAAATGGTGCCAGTCGTTACACTCTTGGCAGTGCCCATTACTGCCAAGGCATTCCTGGCAATGCCTGATGTGAGTTTGAACAAAGCAAACCAATCTCCACCGGATAAACTGCTTAAAGTTCATTTCGGTTCCTCCTCCGCTGGCCGCTGGAGCCAGTGTAGCCAATATTTGGCACGATGCGCCATACTGTCGTAGCAAAGTTCTTCAAACAATTCCGCCAGCTCCTCGTCTGTCATGGAACGGATTTTCTGTGCATTCGTTTTCGTATTGAACTTCTTACCAGTCGCCTTTTCGTATCGAGCCGCCAATTTCTGCATTTGCTCGCTCATGGGCTTGCTCATACCGCCCCCTCCTCCGGCTTATGCCGGTAAAGCGTAAGACCGCGTGATTTGATGTCGTACTCAAAGTTTACGGCGGCATCGCCATTATGCCATGTTCCAACCAAAAATAGCTCGTTCGCCCAGCTTCCGACTTTCTCCATCTTCACAATGCCGTAGCATTCTAACTCTTTACACCATACAGGTTCACCGCGCATCTGTCGTAGCTCATCAAGCACCAGAGGATCATTGTGTACAGACTCTTGTTTATGTCTGATCTTATCGCTCTGGCACAACGGGCAAGACTTACAGCGGGCGATTGGCTCGTCGTTGTTGTCTCCATAGATTTGATAAGCACATCCATCGCCATCCGGCACGTAGCAGGGAGGTGTAATTTTTGCACCACACCGTTGACCAACTGGGATGATTTTCCCACTGTCTGTTTGACGATACATAATGCCGCTACACTTTGTACATTCGCTCTCCTGCTTCTGCTGGATACGAAGAGCGGAGATCGCTATATCATAGGCATCAATGTACCTTTTTATTTGATCCGCTGCGGCTTCGCTTTTTGGGATTCCTGCCAAAATTGCAGTTATTTCTGTTGCCAAACATTCAAAGACAGCGATAGCCTCTTCTTTGGTCATTACGCCTCACTCCTCTTGTGTTCAAAGTGATCTACGATCAAACGATATGCTCTGCGTTGCATATCAAAATCCTCTTGGGTGATGTCATCCAGCTGTCCGAGTTGAACCTGAAACAGCTTATACTGCCGGCGAAGCTGAATGGTGTTTTGAATGATACGGACAATCTGAGTAAGAACTAAGATCGTCACCATGATGGTCAGGTAAGTGTTCATACGGCAGTCTCCTATACAGAAATAGAGTTGATGTAGCTTTTGATTTTTTCGACATTCCAGAAGATTCGCTTCCCGATCTGGATACGAGCCTCAGCAGCCTCGCCAATCTGTATGGCAGAATACCGGCCACAACTCAACATGGCCTGAAGCTCGTCAGTGTTGATTGTGATTTTGCTCTGGGTGTCTACGTTATTGAATTGCTTTGTTGCTCTCATGGTTATTCTCCTCGATCATCATGATCGGCTGCCATCTTTTCCTCCAATCGGTTTACAGCTTCAACAAGCTCATTCAGCTTGTCCAATACTTTGTCATAATCAAGCAGAGGCATAAAACGTTTAAGGGTAAATACCGCTTGGCATCGTTTTTTTGCCGTTATTTTTTTCGATTACCGCAAGGTCAAGTTTTGACAACAATTTGATTTTACTCATGGTTCTCCCTCAGTTCATTGACAGCAGCTACTACTCCCATCTCCGCTGGTGCATTTAACCAAGCTAAGATGTCCGAGTAATCCTCAGAAAAAGTCAATTCATCTTCAAACCCAAGATTTTTGTACATTAACCTGCAAAACTCTTTTTGGTTATCGTATAACAGTTTCGCCAACTGCTGATTTGTCGCAGCTCGCATACGGTCTGCATTGGTCAACGCTTTGTCAGACGGCAGCGCCACCAGCCGTCCGTCTTTGTCGGCCTCCGCTATTTGAACATCACTTAGGGAGAGTTTCTTGCACATGGGGCGAATATGATCCATAAATACTTGCACGATCTTCTTGGCGTTGGTCGTGAAGTCCTTTTGAATACAGCCCCAGAGATCGTAGTCATCACAGGTTTCCATAGATGTGCCCTCGAACTTTCGCTCTAAGGCATCGTGGACATCTCGCTCGTTGCTCTGATAGCAACAGTCTTTGATTTCGTCCATGTCGAATACGGGATCTCCCCAACGATCTGTCTCTGAGAAATCAACGCCCCAAGCCTCCATGAGTTCTTTTACAGCCTCAAAGGTGGCTTCTTCATTGATAACGCACGGGCTGGCGAGCTTATCCAGCAGATAGCCGGAGTCCAACCTTGCCATGAGGTGCATAAAGCTCTCGCTTTTGTGGGTAGGAACCCAACCGTAGGCGTAGTTCCCACAGTCGGATATAATGGACAGCTCATATCGTTCGAGATCGAAGTTAAAAACTGCCCAGAGGCAAGACCCATAGTCAGGGTCGCCTCTTTCTTGGCAGAAATAAAGGGAAATGAGCGGCGGGGTTCTGGTTGAAACCTTAGCCATTTTGTTTACTCCTTTCTGATGAAGCGGTGTCCACGTAGAGACTGACCGCTGGGGTAAGATGAAAGAACTCAGTATGGCTTCCTACATCAAAAATGGTGACGCCGTTGTGATTCCAGGTACGGGTGTAATAGATTTTGAAATTGCGCTCGGCACAGAACGCATGAATCAGCAAAAACGCCTCATCCAAAATATCCTGGTCGGATTTGGGCTGGCCTGCT